TCTGCTCGCTCTCCGTCATTTCTGCTAAAAAACCTTTGTTAAGTAATTCTTCTGACAAGATGTTAAACAAGTCAAGCATTTTACCGCCATCCTCGATATAATCGTCAATAAGGTCACAAACCTTGCCGTACTTCTCGTCATATCCATCTTTGGTAATGAAGTTAAAACCATACTCGTCTGCATGAGCCTTCTGTAAGCCGTAAAGCAACATATCTGCTACTGTAGACATAAGTTTTGTGATAAACTCAGGCTCTACATTCTCTTTTGATATACTCTCCATTGTTTCGATTACTCTAGGAATAATCTCACTCTTTGATACAACAAGATAACCATACTTGATTTTGTAATTTGTGTCTTTGATAATAATATTCATATATTTAACCTTTTTCCTTCCCACTATGTTTTTAAAGGAAGGAGCGGAGGTTAAGCCGCCCCATCGCTTTAACATAGTTATATACAACAAATAGTTTGTAGTAAGCTAATTAAGAAGCAAACGCTACCGCATCTGAAAATCCTTCATAAGACTTAACAGTACAATTCATTTCAACTGTGAGAAGTCCGTTCTGGTCGAGTGCCGGTGCCGGAATCTTTGTAGGTGGGTCTGCAACAACAAATATAGCCTGCTGTGTGCTAGTAGGTGTTTCTCCGGTAGTTGTCTTTGTAAGCCCCGGTATAATAGTTTCAAACCACACATTGAGGTTACTATTCTTTGCGGTAGCAGCAGCACTAATAAGTGTTTCCCATTCTGCCTGTGTATCAGAAGTAAGGTTTACAGTAATTGTAAATGTATCTGATACTGTTCCTCTACCAGCAACATACTGTGTTAAGTAGTCCTCTAAAGCTGATGAATCAATATTCTCTGCTTCGATTGTAACCTCGCCAATAGCATTGATTCTTGTGAGCCTGTTGAAAGTAGCCGGCTTAGTGCCTGATGTACTCTCAATACCATATCCAAATGTAATACCTAATGTACTTAATCCGCTTGTAGCCATTATGTATCTCTCCTTTGCGTAAAAAAATAGAGCCTTAATAGGCTCTTGACTTTAGTAACTTTATAATGTATCTCCATCGCCGATTAACCGCTCAAAGCGTGCCACCTTGCGATATAAAGAATCTGTATTTTGATTTTCAGGAAATGCAGATATTGAAAATCTCATTGATTTCATTATCCTTACAATTTCCTTCATTGTGTCACTTGTGACAGATTGTGATTTATCTGAATAAACATCTACTTGAATTGTAGTTAATAATGCTGAAATAGTATCATTCTCTAGCGTGTTACCTCGTTCAAGCCCCGGCAACTCATGCACATATACATATGGATATTTCATTTTAGACGGTCTTTTGTCCGATGTTGTAACTGTATATGAGGGGTATTTCGACATGAATGTTTCTGAAACTTGATTCTTAAGTCTTGTATAGACCTTGCTTTCAATTGTAAATAAATCTGTCATTTCCCAAACACTTCCTTTGCTACCCCTGATACTATACTGTTAAGCTGAACAGCCGTATTGTGCATAAATGGTCTTGAAGGTGCGCCCCTCGTCCAATGGTATTTACCATCATTAGCCATATACCACCAACCATTATCACCATGCCCGTTTACATCATATTTCCACCCGGCATCATTAGCTTGTGGGTGTGGGTATTCTTCACCGACTATGCCGGTACCAAACTCAACAAATTTAGCATATTCACAATCAGTATAAACATAATATGAACAGCCATTTGCTATAACATCGCCTTTTTTTAGTTTTATGCTGCCTACTAACTCTCCCGAATCAATAGCACCCATGCTTAAAACTTCTTTTTTGGCAATGTCTACGCCCCTTCTTGCCATTTCTCTACAAAACAAATTTGCCTTTTCAAGCAAATCATCTTTCGCATCTTCAATGTCGTTATATAACTTTTGTAGTGATTTATCGTCAAGTGTATAAACCTTCTTGCTCATAAACCCACCTACTTAACATTCTTATGCAAGAAAAAGGTTGTATTGTCTGTCTGCTCATCAAGAATACCAATCACATCATAATCTGCACTAGCTTCATCAGGTGTTCCATCTTCTTTGTACTTGATTTCAGAATCTTTCCAAATCAGCGTACCAACCTTAAAATCATACAATCCTGTTTTGGCTACTATTTGTGCATAGTTAGGTGAACTAATCGTACCAAACTCTTTCATAAGTGTTTCTCTGATATTGCCGTCTATACACGCCCAAAACTCGACAGGCATTGAATAAGTATCCTCATTCTCTCCTTCTTCAAGATATATGGGGTTGCCAAAATCATCGTAATAATCTATTATTCTGTTTCCGTCCTCGTCTAATTCATATTTAGGCGAGTTGGAAATGAACAACGAATAATACAACTTTTGCTCATTCTTCCTCAATGTCCTCATTACTATCAACCTCCGGCAATCCGGCTATGCTTGTCAGTAATGAAACAATGCCGGCAAGTAAAGATGTTCCACCTACCATGAGCCAATCAACATCTGTAACGGACACCGCAACAGGAATCATCGCTACGGCTGTTTGTGCAACTGTTTTTATTGCTCTTATTCCGGCAGCTTTAATCCATTCTTTAACAATGTTTTTATTCATATTGCGCATCCTCCTTCTGTTCAAGCACACTCTCTAAATGGTCGATTCTCCGTTTTTCGTTGTTGCAACTTGATTCAAGTAACAATATTCTCTCTGATAGGCTAGCGACATCCTTTTTGGTTGCCGATATGTCATACTTAATATCTGACACATTTCTTCCTATCTCGTCTAACTTCATTTCGACCTTTGTTTGTTCGATTGTGCGTTTTTCAATATCTTCCGTGTTGGCTCGGCGATTGTTTGCAATTCCGAAGAATATAGCAGAAGCAACAGAAATAACACTAATCAATATCCCTGTTTCAATCGTCATACGCAACCACCTTTCAATCAAATAACTAGCACCCACCACCATTAAAACGCTAGTATTACCCTGCAACGATAAAGTGAAATGACATTCTCAATACCGCCACGCTCTTTCCGACTTAAATAATTCTTGATATAGGCAATACGCCACTCAAAATCTTATTCTCATCATTCCAAACACGCTTAATCTCGTTTTCATCATGTGATTGCTGAAATTCTGCACCTACTGTGTTGTAATAAAATAAAGCTAAATCTCTGCAAGCAAAATAGTATTTATTGTAAACTTCTTGCGCTATGTATGTTTCAGAATACAAATCACTATCAGGATAGTTTCGTGCATTTACTACTTTGCGAACCGCATTTTTAACCTTTGATAACAACACCGGTTCAAATTTCTCGTTATATTGTGGGTCAGCTACGGACAATTCAGACTTTAAATCATCAAATAGCTCATTATTCAATTCTTCAATTGTGTACACATTGCTCATAGCATTACCCTCTTATCACTTCTCAAAACGGCTTTTAAGACGCTTTTTATCTTTAGACAATGAAATAGTTGTCTTTTCAGTTTCAACCTCTGTATCGTCATTCTGTGATGTTGTAGAAGGCGTATCTCCTACCACCTTCCACCCGTCATTAACAAACACATCTAAAAGGTCGCTTTCAATAGACATTATTCCACCGTTTTTTGTTATTGTAGTAGTCATTTAAACACCTACTTCTCTTTAGCAACTGTTCTTCTAGCCTTCTTTACTTCCTCTGCCGTATCATCAACAGAAGGTGCAACCCTTTTAGGCGCACCCTCTGACTTAATCTCGGTATTTGTGGAAGTATAATGCCTACGCAACATCATTCCCATGTTAATACCTCCTTAATTCTATCAAGAAGCCTTTGGATTCAACTTGATAGCCTTGCCTGCGTTAAGCAAGTATGAAGCATAATGCTTATCTGCTGTAATAACAGTAGACTTATTGATAATATCTCTGTCAGTTTCAACAAGGGTATCTCTCTTAAGGAACAATGCAAGTGCGCCCGGCTTAACAATAAACGCCTTACCGGCATTAGTACCCTTAATTCTGTTGGTAACAACAACCTGTGTACCCTGTACCTGACCTACAACACCCTTAAGGTATGTTTCAGCCGAAATATCAGAAGCCGGCATCCAAGTAGTTGACTTACGGAGGTTAGCATAAGTTGTAGCGTCAACAAGGATAACCTTATCTCCGTCAATGTCCTCTCCGAAAAGTGTAAGAGCGTTTGCTATATCATCTGCCGTAAGAGTTGTATTAGCTGATGAAGTGTACTCTAAACCACCACTGGCGGTTGTGATAGCTGCAAGTGAGCCTAAAAGGTCATTATCCATCTTTGAAGCGATAGAAGTTGCTAACTGTCTAACAGCCTCGCCAATTGGGTCACCGTAACCTGAAAGAACCGCTTCGTCAGTAATCTGAACACCATTACCAACCTTCTGAATCTGAACAGGTTTGGTTGTCTGTGTAAGCTGCTTGATAGGAATATCAGCACCCTCTGCTACTACAGAAGCATCGCCAATGTATGA